TTATCGGCGCTTACACCGGCAGTCGTGGCCTCAGTGAGGCCGGTTTGTGCTTGAATCTGTCGAATTTCAGTATCGAGCTTATCGACCTCTTTCCAGACTTTTTCGTATTGAGCGGCAGACAGGTTAGCGTCATGCCATACCTTACGAGTTTCCTCATAGGTACGATGAGCCAGCTCAGCTTTATGCTTAGCGTCCATTTGCTTAACGGGGACATCCATTGCTGTCGACGCAAAATCAGCGATCCGATTAGCGGTACCAGAGAACACGCCGGCAGGGTTCATCATTTGGGCAGTCTGTCCGACAGCTGCTACACCAGGCATTGTCTGACCGATCGGGGTAGAAGCACCACCTTGAGAGTAAGCCAATATCGGGTTCAGTCCAGATTC